GTATCATTAGCTAACATAATATTATTTGAGTTAGAATCTAAATCAAGATCTACTCTCGATTCATTACCAAAGGCACTTACATATAGTTGTTTAAATTGATCACTATCAAAGAATACACTTGTAAAGGTATAACCAGCATTTGAGAATATTTCATCTACTAGTCTTTTAGCTCTAATCATAGGTTTAAACCTATTTAAATCTAAGGACTTAAGTACTTGATTTTCAGGGCCTTGTGTAAAGTTATTAGAACCATGTAGAGATATTCTGGCTTCTTGTACAGCTCCTGCATCGTCATAAGTATTACCAAAGTCAATTAGAGGATATAGAACATCTCCATTCTTAAGACCATCTGTTAATGTAGGTGTTTGTGAAATGAAGTTTTCAGTTATAGGATCCCACTTTGTTGTTGAAGGATATGCTGACCAGCTTTTAGCAAGCTCATCAAAGCTTACTGTATGTGATAAGTCTGTAATATTAAGACTACACATTGTAGCATCTCCAATAGCACTCGAAAAGTCTCTCGTTTCACCTAAGAATATAATCTCATAGTCTATCTTATCTTGTGAGCCATTAACAAAGATTCTTTGTAATCTAATGTGTCCTTGTCTAAACTCTGCACCATCTACTATGATTTCTGCAGGTTTCTTAACAGTAACATCATAATCAATACCGTCAACTAAGAATGCCATTTTAAAGAATTCATTATTGGCACTAGTTGCAGGAACTCTAAGTGTTCTACTAAATACTGACTTAGCCTCTGCATTTGTAATATCTTCTACAGATAGGTTAAGTTTGATAGGTTGAGTCTCGTAAAGATCTAACCAATATTGATCAAGTCGCCTTGAATCATCGTATACTTTTAATTGAATCATATTATCCTCTTTGTGATTTCAGGTTGTTAGCTAGTTTAAACTTAATTTCATATTGGAATAGTTTATCTTTTCTATAAGACTTTTCAGTCCAGCTTGTTGAAGTAATATTACAACCAAAGAAAAAAGCCTCATAACCTGCAGGAGCCGATTGTCCTAGTCTAACTCTAACATCTGGTGAGTTAAAGAGACCTTCTAAGTAATCTGCTTCTTCGTCTGATAGATATCTTGTCATAGCTGTAAAGGTTTCTTGTATCTCTTGTGAGTAAGTAGTAAAACCTCTAGCACCAGACGTAGTTGCGTAGTTAGCGCCATTGTAATCTACTGTGTTAGCTAAAAAGTTATTAGCCTTTCTTTTTGTTGATCTTACATTCTTTTTGGTAAATGTATAATAGTCTCTAAAACCATACGAGTTTAACCAAGAGAATTGTATGTTATCATAATCTAAACAACCTGTATTATTATATACTGCACCTCTACCATAGATTCTGTACATCTGAACCCAATGAATTGATTCGTCAGTATAACCAGTAAATGTAGCTAAACAAGTTCCTGGTGTCCATGCTACGGTTTGTACGTAATAGTAGGCTACTGCAGGGTCTAGTGTAAAATTAACACTAAGTAAACCATCAGTATATGTGAAGTTAACTAGGTTTTGTGGACCAAGACCTGCTGTAATTACTGCTGTATTATTTTGAGGTTGGTTACCATCACCATAGTCTATATTAGGACCACCACCGTTTGCTACAACATTAGGAATAATTACATCATCTACTACTGTTCCATCATTTTCATAAGTAGTAATTCTAAATCCTTCGATACCTTGTGCTGATGCAGGTGGACTAGGTAAGCCACCAGTATAAAGAGGATTAAGGTAACTAACAGTATGTAAGTCAGATGCAAAGACATCGTGTATTTGTACCTTAGTATTAATACCAATTGAACTAGGAGCAGCTACACCCATTGTGGCTAGTTCACTACCTCTAATATATGAGGTAAAGTCACTCAGTGGTTGACCGTTTGAATAGATGTTAGTACATGGTGGATTTGAATCATCACCTTGTATTGCACCTTGATAAGGGCCTTCTTGCCATGTTAAATCATACCATGGTTTCTTTCCACCTATTACATTATAAGGACCGTAGGATTGTGGTCTAAGATCTACTACACCACTAGTTTCATCTCCTATTCTTAAGATGTATTGTTCTACTTCTTGTTCAGAGTTTTGTAAGTTAGCGGGTGAGACACTACCTAAACCTAATAGTTCTGTATCAATAGGTGATACATGTACATAAGTCTGTAAGATGTTTTGTATATCAAAGATAGCTTTACCTTGTGAGTTTGCTGTTTGTCTAATGTCTGCTAGGATGGTACCACCTAATGTTCTAACTTGTAAAACAAATTTAGTAGCTCCTGTTGTTAAATTACTTAGTGTAACAGGGTTAGGGCCATAAGCTAGGTTATAGTCTCCTGGTGATTGTGTTAATGAAACTGTTGATGCCATATTAAAATTCTTGAGTTAATTGTTGAGCCACTCCGTCGGCTATTATTTCTGTTATTAGGTCTACGTCAAAGAAACCTCCTTTATATGGAGGCAAACCAAACTTTCTTTGTTTAAATTGATAGAACGATCCGCTTGAAGGTCTAGGACTTACTCCGAACGGTACTTCGTTTGCTAATGCGTTTTCGTCCTTGCCGTTAACACCAAAGTTTTGGAACATACCATAGTCTAGCATTTCTATAAAAAGAGAGTCATTCTGTACTTTTGCTTTTATAGAATCTTTTAAATACCCGTCTTTGAATGGTGCTGCGCTTTTAATATCATCTACAATAGGACCTGCAATCTGTAATAGGATTGCACTAATGTCCGTCAGTGATTGGCCAAAACCTTCTAGTTGTTGTTCAAATTCGTTTAATGTCATCTTAGCAAGTTAC